GTCGCCGTGGTTGTCTTGCTCGCGATCAGCACTCATGCATCCACCAAACAGCCGCAGCGCTCTTGCTTCCGCGCCCGGCCTCGCTCAAGGGTCAATGGGTCTCGGCTGACTACTTCCCAGCCGTTCTTCAGGTGCTGGTCGACCAGGTGGCGTAGGTCGAGTTGGGTGCGGTGGTTTTTGGTCATGCGCGCTTACTCCGCTCAAGCTCTTCGATGGCTGCTGCAGTCTCGGCCTTCTTCTGGTTAAGCCTGTCCAGCGCTTCGCGGGCCTCACGGTGAAGGCGCTCAGCCTTCTCGCGCTGGCTCGCGGCAAGGTCCGCTTTCAGCTGAGCAATTCGCTCGCGAGACTCTGGCGGAGGCGCGAACGCCCTGCCGGTGATCAGCCCGGCAATTGCTGCCCCGGTTTCACTTGGCGGCAAGGTGTATTCCAGGCGAGCCAGCTCACGGGCTGCATCAGCCGGCGGCAACAGGCCTTGCCGCTGCGCGTCCTCGATAGCCGCCCGGCGACGGTCAGAGTCAAATCCCAGTGAGACCTCCCACTTGACCGGCGCTCCCTGATTGCGCGCTTCGGCGCAGTAGCGGTCGTAAGCGGACAGGAAGGCCATACGGGCACCAACTTTGTCTCCAAGTCTCAGAATTGGCGTGGCCGCAATCAGGGCCTTCTGAATCTCGGCGGTCATCACCACGGTTTCACGCTCGTCGCTACCCTGCAGGGCGATGGCCCAAGCCTCATCCCGGCCAGGGCGTCCGTCAGCGGCGTTGATGCGCTGCAGGATGGCGGCCAGCGTCAGCTTTCCGGTCAGCTCCCGGCGGCAGGCCTGCAGCGCACCTGCAATCTGATCCTCGCTGTATTCGGCAAGGTCTTGAGCCATCAGCTCGGCAGCGCTCGCACTCAGCGACTGACCCAATGTCTCAGCGGTCGCGCACAGCGCACCAGCAAGCTCAGCGGCCTGTTCGTAGGTAAGCATTGGACTTCCCCTTTTCGCGGATATTGGCGGCCGCTTGCTGGGCGGCGTTGGCGTTGGCCTGCGACTGCTCAAGCTGACGGGCCGTGGTGGCGTTCATCTGGGTGTTGGTTGCCCACTGAGTGTGGTAGGACTCAGCACCGGCCAGCAGCAGGTTCACGCTGTGGCAGGCGTTGATCAGCTTGGAATCGTTGATGGTCAGGTAGTACGCGGCGACGTGGTGGGCGATGTTTGCGCCAAGACGCTCAACCAGCTGGGCAAACTGCCCACCGGTTTTTCTGTTCCACACCGGCCAGATGCCGTAGCGCTTGCGGTAGGCCACTGCGTAGTTCGCCCAGGCCTTGAACGTTTTGCAGGTCTGGTCTTTCGGCCCCGGCATGTCTTCCGGTATCGCGGCCTTCGGTTTGTCGCTCAGGTTGTCCACTGCCAGCACCAGCTCGCGGCCTTGTGACGGCTCTGCCGGCACCGGGTCGCAATACTGATTGGTTACCTGATTACTGGTTACCTGATTACTGGTTACCTGATTTGTCGGAGATTTTTCCGACCCTGTATCGGATTTTTTTCCGACCTTGGCTCGGATTTTTTTCCGACCTAGATCGGATTTTTTTCCGTGCTCGGAAATTTCTCCGAGGTCGGATTTTTTTCCGACCTTGTACTTGCTGGTTCCGTCCAGCTTCTTGTTCCACTCCTGCCCCTTCTTGGTCAGGCGAACAAGCGTGATGCTGGAGGTGCTGGACAGCTCTATGACGCCAGTTGCAGCTAGCTGCTTGAGCAGTCGATACACGGTGTCCGGCTTGTCGGTCAGGAGCGGCAGCTCTTCGATCACCTTGGCCTTGCTCAGCGTGAAGAAGTCGCCATCATCCGTGGCTGCCTTGTTCGCCCAGGACGGGCATTCGTAGACAAACGCAAACAGCAGCGCCTGCTGCGCGTTCAGCCCCCACTCAAGAGCCTTTGCTTGGTTGATGGTGACGGTGAATTGCATGTCAATTCACCTTCTCTGACTCAAAGAAGAACCTGTGCTCTTCGCTGATCCCTAAGGCCGGGAACGCGCCACACTTGAACAGGTACTCGACCTGCTCCTGACCGAAAACAGTCCTGCCCGTGGCGCGCTTAACAGCCGAGAACAGACGGAACTGCTCAAGCGTCTTCATGCCCTTACTGGTGTTACACGGCGGGCAGGCTGGCAACAGGTTATCTATCTCGTGCCGCCCGCCAAGCGCCTGAGGGTGAATGTGATCAACGGCGAACCCGGTTCCATCAAGCCCTACCCCGCAATAGGCGCAACGCCCGCCGGTTTTACCGAGGACCGCCATCTTTTTGCTGAATGAGATTTTTTTGCTCATGTCAAACCGCCCTAAGTGCAGCGTCAATGGCGTCCATGGCATGCCGTGCCTCGGCCATTTCTTTTTCAATCTGCTGCCTGCGTAGCTGTGATACGCGCCCATCGGCCAGGGCGTCATGGACGGCGCGCGTTACGTCAGCGCCCTCTGCATTCCAGCGCAGAAGCGCGGTAGCAAGGTCGGTCGCTGGCGGGCGATCTTTGGCAACCAACTGGAAACCGAAATCAGCCGCCAGAGCTGCAAGCGGGCGCATATCCCCGCTGTGCAGCAAAATGCCGTACAGGTGTTCAACGGTCAGGCGGTGGGCGTCGTCGTCCGGGTTTGAGCGCTGCAAAAGGCTGACGTGGGGCAATCCCATCTTGGCCGCCAGAACCTTTGCATCGTTGTCCTTCACCGTGTTGTGGGTCGCCCGCAGAAAGTCGTCCATTCGTAAAGCCTCGGTATTGTTTCCGTGGCGGCATGGCAAAGCCCCTGCCACCATGTAATCGTGGTCAGGCGGCCTGATTCTTTTTGGTCGACGGGAACGGACGCAGTTCTTCTGCCTCAAGCGTCCCGTCTTCATGCTCGGTGACCAGAATCGTGCGACCGGACTTGATTGCCTTTGTAATCGCTGGTGCGGATACCCCGAGAAGTCGGGCTACTTCGGATTGGCTGCGAACCTCAACCAGTTCGTTCAGCGTGATTTGTTTCATTGGGCCTTCCTCTGAATGGTCCTCACTCGGAATGTTAACCATCGGTTAGCTTTTTATCAATACCGGCGGTTTCTTCTTTTTGTTAACCATTGGTTATAGATTTGCGGGATGACGAAGAAGCGCCCACTACCCCCAGACAGAGCAGCCGAGTGCGAAGCGGCGCATGAGCTTTTCCTTGCCAAGAAGAAGCAGTTAGGTCTAAGTCAGAGATCGATTGCTGAGGCGGCTGGCATGACACCTGCAGCCGTGAATCTTTACTTCAAGGGGATAAACGCTCTGAATGTTCAGTTCGCGGCCGTGCTGTCGAACGAGCTGGGCGAGCCTATCGAGAGCTTCAGTCCGAGACTTGCCAGGGAGGCAGAAATGATCAACAAGGCAGTTAATCCGGCAGGAAATGTCATTCCCGCCGACTTCACAAAGAAGCCGCTGCGCGACGGTGAGCTGCGCATAACTCAATATGACCTTCGCGCCGCCATGGGGAGCGGACAGCTCCCGGCAGACTACCTAGACGTGCTGCGCGAGATAACTATCCACCGCTCGTTCTTCGAGTCCGCTGGCGTCAGCTACACCAGCGCGTCAAAGCTGGCAGTAGTCACCGGGTGGGGCCAGAGCATGGAGCCGACCATCAACCACGGCGATCCGATATTCATTGACTGCGGCGTGACCGAGTTCGTCTCCGACGGCGTGTACCTGTTCACCTGGGACAACCTCGCCTACATCAAGCGTGTCCAGAAGGTCAGCAAGACCGAGCTGAAGATCATTTCTGACAACCGCAACCACGACCCCTTTGTCGTCAATGCCGAGGACGTGATCTTCCATGCGCGCGCAATCATGGTGTGGAACGGCAAGAAGCTCTGATGTTCGGCTTCCGCTTCTGGCAGGCCCTGTTTGAGGGCAAGCGCTGGGCAAGGCGGTGCTCTCGGTAGCTCGTGATGAGGGTATAGGTGTGATTGAGGTAACTCCTAGGTAAGGACGCCAAAGCTTTATGAGCAGACCAGGTCGAAACGGATCAAGGGTGACGGCCGTTGAAATTATTCGGCAGGCCAGCCAAGGCTACTCCGTTAAGCCATTTATTATTCGCGCGGACGACAAACAAACCTACTTTGTAAAGGGTATTGATCGTGCCGGTCGAAGTGCGCTTGTGTCCGAAGCTCTCGCAGCCGAGCTTGGATTACAGCTGAAGCTGCCTATTCCACCTTGGCGTGTCATGGACATCCCTCAGGAACTGATCGACTTCAGCATGCTCGAAAATGTTGGGGACCTTCGCGGCGGCCCAGCATTCGCATCGATGCAGGTCCCGAACAGCGCCGACCTCTTGGTCAGCTCTGTAAATAGCATCCCTGCCGAGCTCCAACGACTAGTCTTGATATTCGACTGGTGGATACTGAACGGAGACCGCGCCCTGAGTGAGCTAGGCGGCAACGTCAACCTGCTACTGGATGGCGAGGGAGAGCTAACAGTGATTGATCACAACGCTGCATTTGATTCAGACGTTACAGCCCAAACCCTGCTACTGGATCATGTTTTCAGAGATGCTGCCGCCGATCTACGTGATATGGTCACTGGTCTGGAATATCAGCAAAAACTAGAGCTTGCCCTGAGGAAATGGAGTAGGATCACGTCCGTTTTGCCTGCCGACTGGGTGTATCGCGACGAGGATCACACCGATCCAACCAGTCCAACCTTGAAGCAACGGCTAGCCACACTGGAACGAATCGCAAACGTCAAAATATGGGAGGAGCTATGAGATACGCATGTAATTACTCGATTGTTCGATTTCTCCCCTACCCGGAAACCGGTGAGTTTGTGAACATTGGCGTCGTCCTGCTGGCGAGCAATGGAGAGTTCCACTACAAAGTAGAAGAAAGCAAGCTGCAGCGTGTGACCCAGTTTTTCCATACGTTGGACAAGGCAATTTACGTCCGAGCCCGTGACGAGCTCACTGCAGAGTTGGCACGGCTTTCTGGCTTTATGCGTGCTCATCGCGAAAGCACGGGTATCCTGCGCGCCACGTTTAAACATCTGACGCATGCTCGTGAAACGATGATTCGATTTTCCGAGCCAGGCGCCATGATGACGGACGCTCCGAATCAGGCTATCGACCAGCTATTCGATCACTACGTGAACCTCAGCTTTGCGAACAAAGAGTATGAGGAAAAGGTGCTCGAGCGGCAGCTGGGCAACTTGTTGGCACAGAACAACCTCAAGCAACGCTACAAAGAGCGCAAACTGGGAACTAAAGCTTATGAGGTCCGCTTCCCATTTGTACTGCTGGATGAGCAAGAACGCGTACTTCAAGCGATCAAGCCGCTATTCCTTGGCCAGTCGCAGCCGTCAAAAATCATCGAGCATGGCGACGCTTGGATTGCAAAGATAAACCGCCTCCGGAGATCCAAGAAGCTTGCCGGGGACACCCTGTTTATAGCCGCACCGCCCAAGAAAGGGTCACCGCTTCAGGACAGAGCGTACCAGGAGATCATCCAGGAGCTCAGGGTAATTGATGGGGTTCGAGTTGCGGATAGGGATTTGCCGCAAAGCGACCTTGTCCTCGAAATCAGAAAAGGCATTCCCGTTATTCACTAAACCAGCCCCAAGCCCGCCCCGAGCGGGCTTTTTTGTGCCCTCCCCCAGCCCGCTTCGGCGGGTTTTCTTTTGCGTGCGTGAAAATAAATTAACCATCGGTATTGACGACATGGAAACCGGCGGTTAATGTTTACCCCAAGCCAGCACCAACGGCCAGGGCCA